GAAATAGAAAAATTAAAATCTATTCAATCAGCAATATCTAATAAAGAATCAGAATTAAAAGAACTTAAAGAAGAAGAAAAAATTCAATCAGGTGTGGTTATACCTAAACTGATGGAAGAAATGAATTTATCTACTTTAAAACTTAGAGATGGTTCTGAAGTTTCAATAAAAAATATTTATAGCGCCACAATAAAAGCTGATAAAAAGCTAGAGGCGATTAACTGGCTTCGAGAGAACGGTCTTGGTGATATTGTTAAAAACGATATTACTGTTACCTTTGGCCGTGACGAAGACAACAAGGCTATGGCTTATGCTAACCTTGCGAAAGAGCGGGGTTATGAACCGACGCAAAAAACGTCTGTTCATCCCGCTACTCTAAAAGTAGTTCTTGAAGAATATCAAAAAAATGGTAAAGATGTTCCTGAAGATTACTTTCATAAGTTTGAAGGTTTTCAAACTAAAATAAAAGGTAAATCAATAAATCAATAGACAAATAAAGGAGTAAATCTATGTCTACAACAAATGCTAATATAGCAAAAAAGAATAGTGCAGGTGCACTATCAACAATCAATCTAAGAAACGACTCTGGAAGAGGTGCAGAAGAAATTAAATCGGATGATGTATCAACACCGATTTTAAAAATTCTTCATCAGTTATCTCCAGAATGTAACTCAAGAGATTCTAAATATGTCGAAGGTGCAAAACCTGGTATGATATATGCGAGTTCTCTAGGTACACTGATTGATGGTGAAAATGACGGTATCAATGTTTTGGTTGCTCATGCACAAACTAGATATCCAGAATGGCAGGAGAGAGGCGATAGTGCTTCTGCTCCAGTAGGTACGCATATGCAAATACCTGCAGATGCCACTGAAGAAAGGAACGGAAGATACAGATTACCAAATGGTAACTATGTAGAAAAAACTGCATACTTTTATGTTTTAGTCATAGGAGATGAAGTTAGACCTGCAGTAATACCAATGAGGTCTTCTAATCTTTCACCAGCAAGAGAGTTAAACAACCTTATCAAAAACTTAAGATTTAAAGATGATAAAGGTGTTTATAATCCTGCAGCATATGCAGCAGTTTATAATTTAAAAACTGTTGGTAAATCTGTGGGTAGTAAAAGCTGGCATGTCTATAAACCATCTAAGTTAAGAGACCTAGATATAAATGATAAAACAGATGCTGATTTATACTTAATGGCACAGGAATTACAAAAAACTGTGTCTAAAGGTCAAGCAAAACCTAAGTATGAACAAAAGGCAGAATCTGTTAACTCAAAAGACATTCTGTAATTATTACTGTTCAGTAATAGTAGCTACAAAAGGCGGTATCGGGAGACTGAGACCGCCTTTAGAAATAATAATAAAAAGGTAACATGGAAAAATTTAAAAAGTATTTTAGTGGGTTAGAAAGAAACTATGGTTTCTGCAATATTAAAAACGGACACAGGGACCAAGAATCAGGAAAATTAAAATTAGATCCAGGTGATTATGGTTGGTCTGGTAAATCAATATTAGATTCAGATTATGAAGATCATTTAAATGGAGTTAAGTCTATAGGTATACAACCTTGTACTGATGAAGGTTTAGCAAGGTTTGGTGCAATAGATATTGATCCTAAAAAATATGATAAGTTTGATGTCAATAAATTTTTAAAAAAAATACAACAAAAAGAATTACCTGTAATACCATTTAAATCTAAAAGCGGTGGACTTCATATATATGTATTTACAGAAGACTTTATTCCTGCATCAGAGATAAGAGAATTTTTAGAAAATTTATTATTTATATTTGGATTACCTGCAAAGACAGAAATATTTCCAAAACAAATTCAATTAGGTAAAGATAATAATGATCAACCTGTAAATGGTAATTTTATAAATCTTCCATATTATAATAAAGATGAAAGACAAGCTTATCTACCAACAGGTGAAATGATTCCATTTGAAGACATAATGGATGTAATAGAATGTAATTTACAAACACAAAAATCTTTAAGAGATACAGTTAAAAAATTAATTAGCGATGAATTAACAGGTGGTCCTGAAGAATTTAAAAATGGTCCTCCATGTTTACAAAAAATAATTATGGAACTAGAAGAATCTGATACTAAATTAAAAGATGAAAGAGATAGATTCTTATTTAATTATATGGTCTTTGCTAAAAAAAAATTTAAAGACAATTGGGATTCAAAAGTTTTAGAAATAGCAAGAAAATATTTTCAATATGATAATGATTGGGGAGATAAAAAAGTAGAGCAGAAAATAAAAGCATGGGCAAAAGATACTGCTGGACATACCTGCAATGATGAAGTTGTTGCAACACGATGTAATAAATTACAATGTTTAAAAAGAGAATTTGGTATTGCATCACAATTAAGAAAATCCTGGCCTATGTTATCTGGTCTAGAAAAAATAGATTATAAACCTGAACCTGAATATTATGTAAACGTAACTAAACCAAATGGTAAACCAATAACAATACATATAAAAAATATAGAACATCTCACAGATCAATTAAAATTTAGAAATATAATTGCAAAAAGTATTTCATCACTACCACCGACATTAAAAAAACCTGATTATGAATTAATGATAGATGAATTATTATCTACAGAAATTACAATACAACCACCAAAAGGAACTACACCTTTAGAAAAATTATATTCTTTTACAAAAGAATATTTAAATGACACTAGAGCAACAACCAATACATCATTTGCAAATGGTCAAGTATTTGTAGATAAAGATATTGCTTATTTTAAATGGTCTAATTTTTATGATGATATATCATCTAGAATTAATTGGAAGGAACCTGAACAAAAAACTGGTGTATGGTTAAGAAAACATTTTAATGCAGAGTTTAATGTTTCAAAAAGATTTCCAGGTAAAGATAATAAAACAGGTAAACCATTTAATCCAATCAATTGTGTATCTATTAGTATGGATAAATTTATGGAAGAAGTTCTTCCAGATGAAATTATAAAGATGACACACAAGAAAGATATTCTGTAATGATATATAAAATATATGGACCACCAGGTACAGGTAAAACATATACTCTGATTGAAAAAGCTAAAGAGTATTTGGATCTTGGAACACCACCACACAAAATTGGTTACTTTGCTTTTACAAGAAAAGCAGCAAAAGAAGCTTTATCTAGAATGCCATTAGAACCTAAAAAATTAGTTTACTTTCAAACACTTCATTCGTTTGCTTATCACCAACTTAGTTTAAATGATACGGATATTATGCAGCCATATCATTATGAAGATTTAGGTAAACAATTAAATATAAAAGTTAAATATCATGATAAATATAATGATGAAGAGATACATTATTTAACATGTGATAATGAATATTTTCAATTAATTGGAAGAGCAATTAATAGAGATATAACTATAAGAGAAGAATTTGATAGAGGAGAGCATGATAAGAAAAATGTAAAGTGGAGTATTTTAAAACATATTGATGCAAATTTTAAAGAATATAAAACTGCAAATAAACTTAATGATTTCAATGATATAATTAAAAGAATAATAGAAAAAGATAAGTTACCACAGTTTGAAGTTGTCTTTATAGATGAAGCTCAGGATTTATCTCCATTACAGTGGAAACTATATGACAAATTAAAAGAATATACTAATGATATTTATTTAGCTGGTGATGATGATCAAGCTATCTTTGGTTGGGCCGGTGCAGATGTAGATAGATTTATAACTGAACCTGCTGAAGAAACTGTATTAGAACAATCACAAAGAATCGCAAGACAGATACAGGAAGAGTCTATTAAGCCAATAGAAAATATTAGAGGTTTAAGAAAACAAAAAGAGTATTTACCAAAAGATGAAGAAGGACATGTTTCTTATATATCTAATTTTGGTCAAGTGGATTTATCTAAAGGTAAATGGTTAATACTTGCTAGGACAAGTTCTAAATTAATAGAATTGATGAAAGAATTAAAAAAAGAAAATTATTATTTTCAAAGTAATAAAGGTAGAAGTTATAATAGAAAAATTTATAAAGCAGCTATTAATTATACTTTATTTTGTAAAGGTGAGGAGATAGCTGAAAAATATTTAAAAGATATTCATGAGTTTACTGAAAACAAAATAGATAAATCTAAACCTTGGTATGAAGCATTTACAAATGCAAATCAAAAAGAAATAAATTACATAAGAATATTATTAGAAAAGGGTGAAGACTTAGATTCAGATGCACGTATATGGTTTTCAACTATTCATACTATTAAAGGTGGTGAATCTGATAATGTTATTCTTTCATTACATCAAGGTTCTAAAGTTCAGAAATCAATTAAAAGAAGTATAGAAAAAAGTGATGAAGAAAATCGTGTTTGGTATGTAGCAATAACTCGTGCCAAATATAATTTATATAAACTAAAAACTAAAGATAAACGTAAGGAGTATATAATATAATGACAAATAAAGATATGTTCGAAAGTGCTTTTCCACAAGATAAGCAGATAGGTGGGAGTCACTACAAAGACTTTCATATTCAACCATATGAATTTATTTCTAAGAATGACCTTTCTTTTTTTCAAGGAAACGTTATTAAGTATGTGTGTCGTTACATGAATAAAAACGGCATACAAGATTTAGAGAAAGTAATTCATTATTGTGAATTAGAAATTAAAAAAATGAAAGATATGAAGAGGAAAAAATAATGAAACTACCACCTAAATTTCAGGCTAGGTCAGAATGGTTAGAACCAACAGAATTTCCTGATTTATCTAAACATAAAGAAATAGCAATTGACTTAGAGACACGTGATCCTGATTTAAAGAAAATAGGCTCAGGGGCCATAAGAGGTAATGGTGAAGTTATAGGTATAGCTGTAGCTGTAGAAGGTTGGTCTGGTTATTATCCAATAGCTCATGGTGAAGGTAGAAATATGGATAGAAAACAAGTATTAACTTGGTTTCAACATGTACTAAGTACAACTGCAGACAAAATATTTCATAACGCAATGTACGACGTTACCTGGATTAGATCATTAGGACTTAAAATAAATGGAATTATTTATGATACAATGATTGCAGCGTCATTAGTAGATGAAAATAGATTTTCTTATACATTAAATTCTTTATCTGGTTTTTATAAACTTGGATATAAAGATGAATCAGAATTAACTAAAGCTGCAAAAGAAAGAGGATTAGATCCTAAATCTGAAATGTGGAAATTACCAGCAATGGCTGTTGGTGCATATGCTGAGAAAGATGCTGAACTTACTTTAAGTTTATGGCAGTTAATGAAACAAAAAATAAATGAAGATATTTCACCGGGAAAAAATTTAAAAAATATATTTAAGTTAGAGACTGATCTTTTTCCTTGTCTTGTTGACATGCGTTTTTTAGGCGTACGAGTTGATCTAGAAAAAGCACATCAATTAAAAACAGCGTTGGCAGTAAAAGAAGAAAACTTATTACAACAAGTAAAAATAGAAACAGGCCTAGAACCTCAGATATGGGCTGCAGCAAGTATTGCGAAAGTTTTTGATAAATTAAATTTAGAATATCCAAAGACCGAGAAAACACAATCACCTTCTTTCACTAAGAATTTTATTTTTAATCACAGTAATCCTGTAGTTCGTATGATAGCAGAAGCTAGAAAAATAAACAAGGTTAGAACTACGTTTATTGATACAATATTAAAACATGAGCATAAAGGTAGAATTCATGCAGATATAAATCAAATACGATCAGATGATGGCGGTACGGTTACAGGAAGATTTAGTTATTCAAATCCAAACTTGCAACAAATACCTGCAAGAGATCCAGACACAGGACCATTAATTAGAAGTTTATTTATACCTGAAGAAGGTTGTAAGTGGGGAACCTTTGATTACTCACAACAGGAACCAAGGTTAGTTACACACTATGCATTACAGTTTAAATTTTTTTCAGTAAATGAAATTGCAGATGCTTATGATAATAATCCGGATACAGACTTCCATAAAATAGTTGCAGAGATGGCAGGTATTGACAGAAAAGAAGCCAAAACAATTAACTTAGGTTTATTTTATGGTATGGGTAAAGCTAAACTTCAAGCAGAGTTAGGTGTTACACCTGAGAAAGCAGAAGAATTATTTAAACAATATCATAACAAAGTACCATTCGTTAAACAGTTAATGAATGAAGTTATGAAACATGCTCAGGATGAAGGTTTCTTAAGAACAATAGAGCATAGATTTTGTAGATTTCCAAAGTATGAACCTATCTTAAGAGGTGATGACTGGGGAAAATATGTTCCACCTGAAGATCATGAACGTATGTTAGAGTTACAAAACATGGGTGAATGGTTAAAAGATGATGAAGGTGAATTAATTTTAGATGAAAAAGGAAATAAAAAGAAAAACTATTGGCATCAAAATGGTCATAGAAGAGCATTTACTTACAAAGCTTTAAATAGATTGATACAAGGTAGCGCTGCAGACATGACTAAAAGAGCTATGGTTGAATTACATAAAGAAGGTTTAATAGGTCATATACAAATACATGATGAATTAGATTTTTCTATTGAATCAAAAAAACAGTCTGATAAAATTAAGGAAATAATGGAACATGCAATTAAGCTAGGAGTTCCGAACAAAGTAGATTATGAATCTGGTCCTAATTGGGGTGAGATTAAAGAAGAGGAATAATGAAGAACTATGGCTTATTTAAATGCAAATGTACCACCAATATATTGCAAAGTAAGGAAGGAATATCTTTATGATTTCAAAGAACATCATGGAGAAAGTGAAGACTGTGTTATCTTCGGTCTTGTCTCTATTTCAGGTCGTGCGCTCTTATTTAATATCATGTTACCCAATGGTGCGTGCTTTTGGCGTTTGCCTATCTCAGCGTTTTTCCAAAAACATTTTTCTAGATCCGAAGTGCCAGATATGTCGGTTGACCAGTTACAGTTGTGGAACTGTTTTAGTTATTATCCTTCTGTTCATACTTTTGATTGGCTGGCTGGTATAGACGGTAAATATAGAGGTAAAGATAAAAAATTTTACAAAGGTCAATATTTATTTACGGTTGACTGGGCTCATCCAGAGACTAATATACTAAACACGGAACATTCAGAAATTCCGCAAGAGCATAAGTGTGCTCATATAATACAATTAGAAAACGGCAATTTTGCTGCTCAGCCAAATAACAGAATCATTTGGCATGTAAATAGTTATACAACTGATAATTCATGGCCAGACTATAAAGTACAAAATACAGTTTGGGATTGTGAAGGTTCTGATTGGGTAACAGAAGATTCTGATAAAATGTTTTATGATATTGAGGAGACAAAAAATGATTAAATATATTTGTAAAAAATGTGGACATGATTGTCATTGTAACTATAATTGTGACGCAAATCCATATGACGGCGGATGTCATTGTAATAAGTGTGAACATAGAGAACAAACTTCTTTATGGGGAAGATTTGTAGATTGGTTATTTGATTGGGTATAATTATGAAAAAATGTAAACAATGTGAAAAAGAGTTTAAACCAAAAGA